TCACCTGTCATGTAAGGCAAACTGAACCATAATTTAAACCATTCTGGTGTTCCAGGTTTAATGTTATGTTTACGCATTAGTTCGCCCTTGCTATCTCCGGTAACTGATATGTTACTGCCTTGATTAACACGTAGTTCATGTAGTCTTGCATCACTACCTAGACCTGCTAGATGTTGTATGGCTTTTAATTCGTGTATAGGATCATCGGGTGCAAGATAGCAGTCGTCTAGACTGCTTTGATTTATATCTGCTGATGTAATCTTATACTGTTTCATGCTGTACGTTTCTTTGCAGCTTTGGCAGCTTCTTTTTCAGCTTTAGCTCTTTCTTTTTCAGCTTTAGCTCTTTCTTTTTCAGCCGCGTCGTGCATGTATGGTAACATATAATGTTTAACTAAATCAAAGAATGGTTGACCAGCTATTAGAGTATCAGCAGGAATACCAGCCGCTTTTGCAAACTCACTTGGGTTATCGTTTACAATAGCATTTCTTAAATGTGTTGCCTGACTTAGACGTTGTGATCTAGCCCATGTCACATCTTTGAAGTGATAAAAACCGTGTGGCCCTTCTTTACCATTTGATGATTGCAATGCTGGAACAAATATTTTCGCATCGGTTTCGTCAGTAACAACATGCAGAGTTACTGAGCCATGCTGTTTGTAAACCATTGATGCTAGTGTAAACCAGCTTTGCTCTGCAACTAAATGGTCTTCAAGTTCTGGCATTATAGTTTTCATAGCTTCAACTTTGATGTCATATGGCAACGGATCTTTGGGACCTTGTGTACTTTGATTTGTACCTACATACCAAATGGGAAAACCTGCAGCAACTTCCCATGCATGTTTATGCCCAAAGTGCGGGGGATTAAAACGGCCAAATATAATTGCGGCATCGTTATGTGCTGATTCGAACAGTTGTCTTAATCTCATTTCGGTGTCCAACTTGTAGGTACGAATTTTATATTACCAAATTTATGTTTTCCTGATTGGGCATATCGTACGTTACCCTCTCCATTTGTATCCCAGATATCCGGTTTAGGCTGTGTTTCTAAAGCACTGTGTTGTTGATCTTTTAAGTGTCTAATCTTTTTCATCAAGTGCCAGATTCCGTCTAGTGCGCCAAGATGCTGGCTACTCATAGCTTCAATATGCATACGTTTATTATTACTAATCTTATTTTTAGGATCAGCTAGCCAGTCAAAGAACCCCTGATTATTAATAGCATCGAATGCACCAGTTTTGCTCATAGTATTAGCAAATTTATAAAATATGCCTTCTTTATCAGTCGGCGGAATACTGCTTATAAATGCATCTATTACATTACCATTTTTAGTTACATAGTCTTTCAATGGTTTGATAACACTTGTATCATATTGAGGTGCGGTTGGATTGTAAATAGGACCTTGCACAATTAACTGTGGATTACTATTAAACTCGTTAAAGTCATCTTTAGGTTCCTGTTGATTATCAGGCATACCAAAACTTGTAAAATAACCGTGTCCAGTAACCATAACCTGTGCATTGGCAATACGCTTTCCTAGTTCACTATCACTTCTTACATGATAACAGGTATTGCTATTGGGATTAGGACAGAATGTATAAACTCCATCTTTGTCCAATGCAGGGCGTTTAAGGAATAGGCCATCTGCATAGACAAATCCTTCAAAGTCTTTGGGAGTAGCACGATCAAATATAGGGTATAGGCTAGCAAATTCTTGTGCAAAGCGCCTACGTTCAGCATCTTGTTCGGGTGTTCCGGGTTTACCACTCTTGTTAGCGATGAAATCAGCCACTTCTTCTGGACTAGTAGTCTTTGCACCACGTGACCATCCGTTGTGTCCAGCAAGTATCAATGGACCGCCGCTGCGTTCTCTACCCCAGTAAATCTGAGGATTGCCATCCCACTTCTTACGTATACTAGTCTCACCAGATTTTTCGGCAGCTACTTCTTCAAAATGTTGTAGTGCTTCTAATGTGCCTGCTGCACCGTAGAAAAATACAAAATGCTCCGGATGGTTGAAAGCCCTACCTAACTGTTTAGGTGCGTCCGCTTCTTTAAACAGTTGTCTTAATCTCATAGCTGCACTTTATCCAACAAATGACGGAACCATTCATTAGTTCCAACACGATAATTTTCTTTTTTGACTGGCACTTCTTTCCAGTTAGCATCTTCTTTGGCTCTTGCCAGCAGTACAGTTGCTTCATGTTGAGGCAATGCGGCAAGTATACTTTCTACGCTACCTAGATCTTTAGCACTACCACGTGGTCCAAACAAGTAGTTGGCTACATCATCTAAATTATCAGCAACTAGCTCGCCTTTTTTACCTTCTGGAGTACGACTAAACAATCCTTGCCATGCTGACCACATAAAGTTTTTTTGTTTGGCCAGTATTGCTATCATTAACTGTTTGTTAACACCTTTGTAAGGACTGTTATCAGGAATAGAATGTGTGTGAAACTTTGACACCTTCTCAGCATTAGCTGATACCATAATGTCCACTTGATGAAATTCATCATGAACTGGAACGTTGACGTGTACATTAATACCGCTTTGTGCTGTTTCTAAACCTTTACTACTAATATAATCGTTTAGTGCTTTACGTCCAGCCTTAGCATCCTTAGCTTTAAAAAAATCTAATACTGCTTGCTCGTCAACAATAACATCCATGTCGCCACTAGTGTGTCCATGTTTCGGAGTTGCCGCAGAGCCAACAGGAATAGCAGTAATACCTGTTCCTGCTAGTGCTCCGTTGATTGTTTTAAGTATCTTAGGAACATCTTTGTGATCAAATGATGTTGTGTTAGCGAATACATTACCGCCTTCGTTAAGTGTCATGATTAGTAAACTTTTTCTTTAATATATTTTACTTCTTCTTGGTGAAGTGTGTTGCAAATTTTTTCGCACAACTCTTCTTCTAAAAGATCGGGAAGTTCTCGAATGGGGAATTTTTTACTGTAGCATTCGTAAGCATGATTTACTAGCTTTTTAAATGCCTTTGGACCAAGTTTTCTACCAGATTCCATGTAGGTCTTACATTTTACCACATGCGGGTAGTAATGACGTCGATAAAAATCATCGTCATTCCGCATAAAAAATTCTAAATCATCTTTAAGATCAAAAGAAATTCCTTTTTCCTTCTTTTCGGATGGTGTTTGAATGTCTTCTAACAGCTCAATTATTTTCATAAGAAATATCCTGCATTTACAATATATTTATCGTAAATGCTATCTATAGATATTTCCTACTCGTGGGCTTTTACCACTTGATCAACACGGCTAATGCCCTCGCTCAAGAACATTCTTGCCATTACTAGGGCTTTTTCATTCTTAATATATAAGTGACTACCGCCCCAATGCCCGTCTTTTAACAGGGCTCGTTTACTACCGCCAGTGAGTTTAACAAGATCTTTTCCGTTTTCTGCCCATTCAACAAAGTTTTGATAGCTTTGTCTTGTACGTCCAAGTGTGATTTTATAACCCCATCCTTCTCGCTCCATTATCACAGTGTTTTTACTAATACCACTTGCAGGAGGTTTAGAGATATACTTTACTCTGTCAGAATCAATGTCACATAGTTTATCTATATCTCTTAGATTATTTGTATATACACTTATGAAGGGTGTTTCTACACGTATCTCGTAGTCTGTTATAGATCTTAATAGGGCACAAACTTTCTTAGAATACGTAAGATCTTCGGGAGTACGAATTCTTGTAGTTGTATTCTTTATGTTTATGTTTACATCCTTAAGTCTTTCTTCAACAAGATCAAAGTTCTTGCTACGAAACCATTGGGCGCCCGGAACTACGAGTACAGCTTTGTAGCTGTACTTGTCCATAAACAATCTTTTAGTTTCCTTGCACTTCATCACTGATCTTTTCTACAGTTAGTAAGGGGATTTTAATAGATTTGGGTTTGGCAACTAAAGTAAGCTGACTATCTTTAGCAGTAATAGTTAACGCACCACCTGCTCTTAATTCGCCAAACAACATTAATCGAGCCAACGGACGTTTAATTTCTTTGTCAATGACACGTTGAAGAGGTCTTGCACCCATCTTAGCATCAAATCCTTTTTCAATTAACCATTCAATTGCAGCATTGTCGATCTTAACACGGATGCTCTTTTCTTTAACTTGCTCTTTAAGTTCGTCGACAAATTTACCAACAATCTTAACCATTGTTTCTTTGTTAAGTTTATTGAATGTTATAATAGCATCAAGCCTATTACGAAACTCTGGTGTAAAGAATTTCTTAAGATCCTTGTCATCGTAGTCTTTTTCCTGTGCGCCAAAACCTATTTGATTCTTTTCGGCTTCTTGTGCGCCAAGATTTGTAGTAAGAATTAAAATAACATTACGGCAGTCTGCTCTCTTACCATTAGATCCTGTAACAAATCCATTATCCATCATTTGTAACAACACTGTACTCACATCTGGATGCGATTTTTCAATCTCATCAAACAGTAAGACACAATTAGGTGCTTCCTGTACCTGTGTAATTAATAAGCCAGAATTTTCTTCAAAGCCAACGTACCCCGGTGGACTTCCAATTAATTTACTGATACTATGCTTTTCTTGATATTCACTCATATCAAAACGCACAAGTTTAACTCCAAGATGTTTACTTAGTGCTTTGGCTGTTTCAGTTTTACCGCAGCCTGTTGGCCCCATGAATACGAAACTTCCGACGGGTTTATTTTCTGGTTTAAGTCCAGCCCTAGCAACAAGAATTTTATCAACGATTTCTGTAATTGCTTTTCCTTGTCCATACACTTCTCCTGATAATTGATCTTCAAGTTTAACCAAGCCTACATCTTCAGCTTCTCTAATTTGTTCTTCGGGCATTTGCAGTAGTTTAGCAATTTCAAACTGAATTTCGTATTCAGTAATTACTCTCTCGTCTGCAAGTTTAAGATTGAAACGACTACATGCTAAATCAATTAAATCAATAGCCTTGTCTGGTAGTTTTTTATCTGTTTGATATTTTACTGACAATTTAATTGCAGCCTGTAGTGCATCGTCTTTAATTTTAGTATTATGAAACTGTTCATAGTACTTCTTAATACCTTTAAGGATTTGTAGTGTAACTTCTACAGTAGGCTCATCAACTGTAATGCGTTGGAATCGACGCATCAATGCGCGATCCTTTTCAAAGTGCTTGCGATATTCTTCCCAAGTAGTTGATGCAATGACTTTAATGTTACCCTTGCTTAGTGCAGGCTTCATCATGTTAGATAAGTCATTTGCTGAATTGCTTGCTGATCCAGCACCACTAATCATGTGTGCTTCGTCAATAAACAATACAGTCTTACCTTTCTTGGCAAGTCCTTTGAGTACAAGTTTAAAACGTTCTTCAAAGTCGCCTCGGTATTTACTACCGGCTAGCATG